AATCACAGCAGTAGCACCAGACCTGCGTTGGATTTATCCAGCCTATTTTGTAGGCAGCGTAACCATGGCTGTTGCATGCCAGCGTCGCCAATTAGCATGGCCGCTATTGTTAATGGTGTACTTTTGTGGCGTAAATATCCTCGGTTGGCTGCGAGCCATGGAGGTCTTATGAGTTACAGTGTGTTGAAAATGATGGAATTCACCCTCGACTACTTGCTACGAAACGAACTCGCCATACAGGAAGAAATACCAGAAGGACCAGAAGCCAGGGCTATTATAATGGCTTTTGTAGAACGTAAGATATCAGAATGTAGAGCGCAAGCTGCGCAGATGCACTAACGATAAATATCCTGAGGATCGATCATGCCCAGGATTTCACTTTACAGAGAGAATCATAGTAACGATTACCGTTTTCAGGATCAACGTATCCTAGAACTGTTCACTATGAGTGGTGTTGGGATAAACATACACAAGTATACAGGCACTTATGCCACTGCGGGCACCAGCAACGATGCCACGCTGCCCACTTATAAATCCAACACAGAACAGGCTATCCAAGATCTCCTGTTTTTAGAAAATCGCGATCGCAAATATGACAAAAACATCTATGCATTGCGCGGGCATTACACAATCCAAGACAACGATTTTAATTTAAGTCAGTTTGGTATGTTTCTTACCAACGACACCATCTATGTTACAGTGCATATCAACGACATGGTCAAACGTTTGGGTAGGAAAATCTTACCAGGCGATGTTTTTGAGATGCCAAATCTGCGCGACTTTTGGCCGTTAGACGAAAGCATACCATCTGCATTACGCAAGTTCTATGTTGTGCAAGAAACAACTCGAGCTAGTGAAGGGTTTGCCCAAACTTGGTACCCACACTTGTAGCGTTGTAAATGTGTACCCATGATAGACGGGCAAGAATACAGGGATATCCTGGACGATATTAATGCAGATGCACCAGGTGCCAGCACCAGCGAGGCCACAGCTTCAGCTGCTACCACACTACGAGACATGCTCAGTACGTATAATCAAAATTTGGTTATAAATGATGCCGTTGTTGCACAAGCAGAAGCCACTGTGCCACGCAGCGGTTATGATGTTAGTAATCTATTCACTTTAAGCACCGATGGAACTGGACCCACTACCCCACACAGTGCTGATAATAATCATTTGCAATCTGACAGCAATAAGATAAATGCTGACAGCAGTTTTCAGAGCACTGATCAAACAGTTAGCGGGTATCTAACCGGAGGCGGCACTGCGCCTAACAATGCACCAGTAACTGCTGCAACCAGCTTTCCTGATATGCCGCAAAAAGGTCAGTACATTTTAAGATTGGATTACATGCCTAATCGCTTGTTTAGATGGGACGGCAATGTGTGGGTAGCAATACAAGACCTCCAACGTCAACCCATAACTGGTAATAAAAATACCAGCTTGTTGGGTACGTTCGTAAATAACAACAACACAGTTAAAGTTGGCCAAAATAGATCTGTGGAAAGCAGACAAGCATTGAGCACATTGCTAAAACCACAACCGGATCTAACCAAATGAGCAATTACTTTTACGACAAACAGATCCGCAGATTCGTAGAGCAGTTTATACGGTTCTTCAGTTATTTCGATGTAGAATACAATACCAGTGGCGGTACACCTGTGCTGTATCGTGTGCCATGCCGTTATGCAGATACCAATCGCCAGGTTAGCACCATACTTAAAAACAACAGTGAAAACTCACTGAGCAATGTGCCTATGATAGTGGTATACATAGACAATGTAGAATATGACCGAGAACGCATGCAGAACCCCACATATGTGGATAAAAAGAGTTTGCGTACCATTGGTACAGATCCGTTTACCGGACAGTTGGGCACACAACAGAGCACTGCTTTCACCATTGAAAGGTTAATGCCTGCTCCCTACAAACTCACAGTTAAGATAGAAGTATGGACCAGCAACTTTGACCAAAAGCTGCAGATATTTGAACAGATTCTACCACAGTTTAATCCCGCAATGGAAATACAAAACACCGACAACTTCCTTGATTGGACCAGTCTAAGTTACATCTTATTAACTGGTGTAACCTGGACCACACGTAATATTCCAGTTGGACAAGATGATCCCATTGATGTGGGTACAATGACTTTTGAATTACCCATATGGTTAACTGTGCCCAGCAAGTTGAAAAAATTGGGTGTGATAACACAGGTTGTAGCCAGCATATACGATGCTCAGGGAAATCTCACACAAAGCATTCAAGATCAACAGGTATTGGTGGGTAACCGCCAGTACTTTACCCCAATGGGTTATCAGATGGTGTTGTTTAATGGCAGTTGCACACTTGCACCCAAACATGGTCCCATACAAAACGCAGCTGGCTTAACAATACCAGACACTATTGTAGCCAATCGCGATTGGAAGACTGTGATTAGTTATTTTGGTGAAATCGTACCAGGTGTTAGCATGATGTATCTTACAGATCCTGTAACCGATAGGTTAATTGCTGGTACCATAGCTTATGATATTGCTAATCCTGAAAATCTACTGTTCAATGTGGACATGGCTACAATACCCAGCAACACGCTTGCTCCTATAAATGCCGTGATAGATCCTTATAAAAATGGTCCTGGTGTGGGATTACCAGCTGCAACTGTGGGGCAAAGATATCTTATCCTTAACCCTATTGGTAGCATAACTAATGATGCAGCGAATACAAGTCTAGCATGGCGCAGCGGCAACAACGTGCATCTTATTGCCAATGCGAATGATATTATTGAATTCCGTGTTACAGGTTGGGAAGTGGTTTTTAGACATGAAAATTATACAGATACACAATATGTCACAAACCTTACAACAAACATACAGTACAAGTGGACTGGCAAAGAATGGCTAAAAAGTTACGACGGCGTGTATCCGGAAGGGTTCTGGAGCATAGTAATATAACTGCAGTGGGTGCTATGATATACTGTAGCACAACTGAACGTGTGCTGTTTTTATTGCGTGGTGAAGATACCTACAGTAATTTCTGGGGATTGGTTGGCGGTAGGATAGAGGCAAACGAAACTGTGCTCCAAGCACTGGATCGAGAGTGTAAGGAAGAAGTGGGTTATCGCATAGTGTTTGATCACATCGTGCCACTAGAATGTTACCAAAGCAGTGATAATCATTTTCAATACCACACTTTTGTATGTGTGGTAGACAAAGAGTTTATTCCGCATCTAAGCCGCGAGCACAAAGGTTATTGTTGGGCACCAGTTGAAAATGCACCAAAACCACTGCATCCGGGATTGTACAATAGTTTGGGTGCAGAGGTTGTTAAACGCAAGCTGGAATCTGTTGTTGACTTTATAAGAGTTTAATTTTTAATTAATATTAATTCTTCAGTATCTATATTCAAAAACATCTTTAAAACGATTGTGACATACTCGCCAACCGAGTATGTCCTCAATTTCTGGTGCGGGTTTCTTTTCAGTCATAAACTAATTTATGCTGGCAACTCTTCTTGTTTCCAACTAGTGGTTGCTTCGTCCCAACTGTACATGTGTTCACTATCTGTAGGATAGGCTACTGGTGGATCCCAGGTGCAGCTGGTTTCGTTTAGATTCCAACTTGCAAAGGGTTTTGGAGGAATAAACGCATCACGTTCAGAATCATAGCTGTATCCGATACCAGCATAATTTTTGCGAAGTGCTACACCGCTGTCTGGTTGCCCATCTGCTCCGTAGTGTACTCCTGCACGTGTATTATAACTTGTTTGAATCCAATTACTAGGATCACCCACTGCTCCAGTATCGATAAATTCCTGTTCTGCTACAATAACCTGTGTAACTGTACTATTTTCATCAATTCTTGCAAAATGACTCATAGTTAATATCCTTTATTGTTTGTTATATTTATGGACTGAAGTTACTGGGTCAATAATTTACTATTAGTTGGTTGGGTTTTCTGCTTCCTGCTCTGCTAACAGTGTTGCAGCATCAGAAATTTCTTTTGCTTTAGCTGCTCGTCTAGCATCACGTTGCTGCACACCGTCAGCAGTTAATTCCACTTTGGTGAAAAATTCACTGGGTAATGATTCTGTGGTAAAAACTA